TAGTATATCTGAAATCCTTGAGCACTGCTCCAAACTCCCCTCAACAAAAGAACGCGTAGCGTTTCTCCAACAGCAACAGAGTGATACTCTTTGTGGTATCCTCAAGTATGCATTGGACCCACGTGTAGAGTGGTTGTTACCAAGAGGTGAACCTCCTTATAAACCTAACGAACACCTTGACCAGCACGGTAATCTGTACCACAACATTCGGAAGATTAATATGTTTGTGCGTGGTGGAACATATCCGGACATGCATACAATTAAACGCGAAGCTTTATTCATTCAGTTCATCGAGGGAATTGATCCTAAAGATGCAAAGCTGTTGTGTAGCATAAAAGACAAGAAGATGCCATATAAGGGTATCACAGCATCGCTTGTCAATTCGGCCTTTCCGGGGCTAATCCAAGAAAAGGAAAAGAGTGTAAAGTGAATAAGCAGACTCGTAAGACTCAGCAGAGCCAGAACTTTAGTAGCCAAGATGAGCAATCGCGTCATCACTATAAGTACCAAAAGAACTTGCAGGAAAAGAAGTTTCTCAAAAACTTGGATAGAGCCTTGCGAAGTAAAGATTACGCTAAGTTAGTTCATTCGGATGATTATTAATAAGGAGACAATTATGTTCAAAGCAATCATTGATTTTTTTAAACCATATCCAGCCAAGGTAGAAGAGAAGCCACAAAGTGTAGTGGAAGCTGCACCAGCTCCTGCTCCTGTAGAAGCTACGCCGCCGCCTGTTGTGCAAGAAGAAGCAAAGGTAGTTATAGTGCCTACACCGGCTGCTCCTGCAGGCATGCCAGTAGGTGGATGGCCATTCCCAGACGCACCTCCTGCTGAGGCTGCCCCTGTTAAGAAGCCACGTAAGCCCCGTGCTCCTAAGAAGAAGTAATGCCAACATACTCTTTTCGTAATACGAAGACTGAAGAGGTCTTCGATAAGTTTATGAAGATGTCGGAGAAGGATCAGTACCTAATCGACAACCCTGATTTTGAATCTGTTATCGGAGCTCCAGCAGCAATTGATGGAACAATGAATAGGAAACCTGACCAGGGCTTCAGAGACATTTTAAGAAACATAAAGAAAAAACACAATAAGGTGTATACACCTTCTTCCATTAACACGTTCTAAGGAGAAGTATATTGAACGTTAAACTTGCCTTTGTCAATGATGAGAATTTTGTTCCTGTAAAAAAAGACAGAAAACGTAAAATAACAGTTAATAAGGAATTGCTAAAGGTGAGACATATCTCGCCAATGACGTGGGCTCAAACAGACATGATTGAGAACTACGCGCGAGGTGCAAACATTGTGGCAGTTGGATCGGCAGGTACGGGTAAGAGCTTCATTGCTTCATACTTAGCATTGAATTCATTGTTCAGCAAGGATGTAGAGAAGATTGTGGTTGTGCGCAGTGCTGTTCCCACACGAGATATGGGACACTTGCCTGGTACACTTCAAGAGAAGTCAGAAGTCTATACTATTCCATACAAACAGATCTTCAATGATTTGTGTGAGAACGGAACAGCATGGGACATTCTGACAAAGAAGAATATGGTAGAGTTTATCACAACATCTTATGTTCGTGGTATTACTTTAGAGAACTCTATTGTAATCATTGATGAGTTTCAATCAATGACATCGCATGAGTTGTATAGTGTATTGACACGGGCTGGTCGAGGTACAAGACTGATCATCTGTGGTGATACAAAACAAACCGACCTTGATGGTCGTAAAGAGAAGAGTTGCTATGACTGGTTCGTTGGTGTGTCTGAAAAGATGCCTGAATGGTTCGCAACTACTAACTTTATTCAAAGTGACATCGTTCGTTCGGACTTTGTTAAAGCACTAATTATGGCTGTTGAAAGCTGATAAAGACACATATATGATGGATAAAGGACAGTCGCGGTCAAAGTACTTTGACTTAACAGAGTACATTGATCTAGGATACGACTTATCTACAACAAACCTGAATGGTAAACGTCACTACAACATTCCCAGTGGTGAAGTTTATCCTTCCGTGACGACTGTTCTATCTACAATGAATTCTGATGTGCTGACCAAATGGAAACAAAAGGTCGGTGAGGAAGAGGCAAAGAAGATATCACAACAAGCAGCCACACGCGGTACTGCTGTGCACTTGTTGGCCGAGAAGTACTTACAGAATGATGATAACTTTGCTGAAGGTGCAATGCCTTCGAACTATTCCACATTCAAACAAATACAAACATATCTTGATGAACACTGTGATGTAGTGTATGGTAATGAGATTCCTCTCTACTCCCATAAACTGAAGACTGCTGGTCGTTGTGACCTTGTTGCTCGTATCCATGGGGTTCGGACAATTGGTGACTTTAAGACTGCCAAGAAGTGGAAGAAGGAAGAATGGATCACTAACTACTTCTATCAGTGTACTGCATATGCAATTATGCTGCACGAAAGAACAGGTGCATGGTGCCCGCAGATCTGCTTAATGATTGCTACAGATGAAGACGGTCTGCAGCCAATCATCAAAAGGACCATAGATTATGCTGAGGATGTGTTCAAGTTCTTCAAAAACTACCACGAAAAAGCTATGTTGACCGAAGTTAAAAACTAAGTTATAATTGAGATTCCAACAACTTATCTAAAGGAATTTTATTATGAACGGTTACGCTATCCCTGGTACAGAAAACAACCCATTGTGCCCTAACGGTCCTTATGTTGCATCTCCTGGTGTTCGTGATGCTTTCAGTCAATATTTGTTTGACAAGGAAGCTCGCGCTAAGGAACTTGAATTAGAACGAGCACAAGAGGCTGCTGATGAGGTCGTTACATCTGTACAGAAGGAAGTCAAAGCTAAGACTGCAACTGTTAAGGTTGCTAAAGAACCTAAGACTAACGATAAGAAGGTCGCAGCTAAGCTAATCTTTGATGCAAACAAAGACAAAGGCAACGGTGAGATTGCTCAACTGATCTCAAAAGAGCTTGAGATCACATACGCTAACGCATACTACTACGTCACTCGCGCATTCAAGCGTTAAGCAATGAGACCTTCGGGTCTCTTTTAATTTTATTATGGAGTTATTATGCCACAAGTAAGTGAAGTTGAATTCAATCGCGAAGCTAGTTGTTATCAAGCTATTATGACAGACGGCTCAATCATTCTTTTAGAAGCGGCTAACCTACGTGCCGCTGAACAAGAAGCAGAAAAGTATGCTGTACAGGAAGAGTATACTAACTTCTTTGCAAGACGAGACTGGGAATGAAGCGTGACAACAAAGGCTACCTCCCTATGGGGGTCGAGGTAGTAACAGACGAACTACGTGTTGCTGTTGTTGATGCTTATCACACAGAAACAAGAGTAGCTATAAGATACCACAACCCGTTGTGGCCATTCCCTGAATGGGATATCAAAACTCGTTGCCAACTTACTCCTGTTCCTATACAATACGAAGATGCTCTAATGTAAGGATTGTTATGCAAAACGTGAACTGGTCTCGTAGTATCATTGCTGAGGAGTTAGAAGATACACTGAAGTTTGGTGGACTATCTGATAACTGGGGTAAGATCCGTACAAAGGAAACAGACTCTAAGGGTAAATCGTTTTACCTGTTGAACTTTAGAGGTGGATCAATTAAGATCTATGGTCCTAATTTCATTCTAATCAACCGTGATGTGTGTCGTTCATCATACGATGCAAAGCGTGTTTTACAAACAGAGTATATACATTAATGACTCCTGATATGTCAATGTTTATGGAAGAGTTGGTGGCGAGGAGTGAAGGACTTATCACTCGCCGTCGACGTAGATTAATGAAGCAACGTACATTAAAAGCATACGTACACCATTCAACTGAAGTGAGTAATAAATTCGTGGAAACAAAACAAAAAGACGTATTCCTGGGTGCTAGTAACGTAGAGGACTACATCACCAGTGAGATCCAAATGACTCGCAACGATCACTGTATCAGTACAGAGTTTGTTGATTTAGCAGTCCTTGCTTCTAGTAGCGATTGGAACAAATACATTGCTAGTCTTGGACTGAGAATTGTTAAGTTCAATGATCGTGGTGGTATGCTGGTCGAAGACGAGACCCTCTCATACTTTAGCTATGAGATCAGCTCTGCATCTGTTAACATTAAACTTGTTGGTGACAATACGTTTGTCGAAAAGTGGTTTGCAAAGATCACTGATCAATATGAAGAAGTGAAGAACGTCATTGAGTGGGTGTACAGTAACGATGGCCGAAGCATTGAAGTCCCTCTTCGTGGTGACCGTATCCCTGTTGATGAAATGTATCCTTGGTTGGGCAAAGAGACTCTGACTGAGTACTACGATCGATTCATGCATAGCGAAGCATCTATTCTCCTTTTGATTGGTCCTCCTGGTACAGGTAAGACAACGTTTATTCGTGGACTACTTCAACACACTGAAGAGAGTGCAATTGTAACATATGATGCTGCTATCCTTAGTAAGGATCATCTGTTTGCAGACTTCATTGAAGGTGACCGTAACGTAATGGTGATTGAGGATGCAGATAACTTCCTCGGTGCTCGTACGGATGGTAATGATATGATGCACAAGTTCTTAAACGTTGGTGATGGTCTTGTCACAACAAAGAATAAGAAACTTATCTTCTCAACTAACTTACCATCTGTCAAGGATATTGATCCTGCTTTGATTCGTCCTGGTCGTTGTTTTGATATCGTTAACTTTGCTCCATTGGATAACGAACAAGCAATCAAACTTGCTAAGAAGATTGGTATCAGTATTGATGAGACAAAGAGTCAGTACACAGTTGCTGATATGTTCCATAAGCAAGTCCAGGCACCTAAGAACCGTAAGCGCTCTATGGGATTTGTATGAACGTTGAACTGTTGTATCAAGAGCTTGTTGAGTGGTATGATAAGCCACTACCCAGCATTGAGCATGAACCAATACAGTTTGCCTATATTGTTAAGTTGTTTATGTACTTCAGGAATAAGGAATGAAAGTGTGGACTGCATACGTTAGACAAGATGGTGATGATTTAATTGTTCCCCTACCCGATGATCTGTTGGAGTCAATGGATTGGAAGATAGGGGATGTCCTCATATGGGATGTTCGTGAGGATGGTAGTGTGGTGCTGACCAAGAAGGCAACATGGTATAATAAATTATGGAGTAAGATAAAATTATGGAGAAAGTAAATCAACGTCGTAGCTTTTTGAAAGGTGCTGGTATCGTTAGTGCCTTTGTTGTGGGTGTTGCATCATACAAACAAGTGAAAGAGATTGCTGATGAGAACAAAGACATTAGTCACCTAGCACCTCCACCAGGTGCAACTACATTACAGATTACTGGATCATATGGTGAACCACCTAAGCCAGTGGCTGTTGTACCTCATAAAGACTTTAGTATTGGGACATCATCATATTACATTGCAGGGATCCCTAAGACAACCCATCGGGCTACAATGACTGTTGGTAAGGATAATAGGCTATGGATTCAAGTGGGTGACGAGTGGCGCCGAGTAGCATTAGAGGGGTAATGAATGAAAACACTAGACCACGCATTGTTAGAGTTCCGAGCTGCTGGATGGGTTGATGACGATGGCAACTGGAAAGATGAGATGCAACAAATCGTTTGTGAAGGAGTTCTCAAACTGTTGATGGTATTCTCAGAAGAAGGTCATAGTGGATCATCTGCTCCATATGCTATCAACCTATTCAAGCAGTTAGCGATGTACGAACCAATTGTCCCGTTGACTGGAGAAGACTGGGAATGGTCAGATGTTCGTCATAACGGAGATGGATCAATTCATTATCAGAACAAACGATGCAGTCATGTGTTTAAAGAGGGTGATGGACAAGCATATGACATTGATGGCAAAGTGTTCTGGGAGTGGGCTGAGCGTCCTTTATATGAAGATGAGAAAGGGTATCCTGGAATGGATACATTCAAATCATACTACACTGGACGCGAATCAAGAGTGTATGTAACCTTTCCTTACACACCAAAGAAAGAGTATGTGTACAAGCAATCGGATGCTGAGCCTCGTACTCCCAAACAAAATGAACAAGGTATCATTCGATGAAATTCGATAAAGAAGCAGTACTGCAGAAGTATAAACAAGATGCAGAGGATCACAAGGAGCGTGTTAAATTAATCAATCACGATCTTCTATTAGATGATGATGGTTATCCTACTGTGTATGCCCTTGATCTGATTTGGTTTTGGCACTTTTCTGATCCAAGAGGATGGTTTGACTTTATTAAATCAATTTGGTATATGAGAGATTGGGGATGGAAGGAAGCACAAGCGATTGATGAGATCTTCAATGAGAAGAACGTTACTGCTTTGTACGTCTCTACTGCTGGATGGTCTGGCAATGAGTCCATTATCAGAGCTATGGAGAAGAACAGTATGTTATGGTTCATCTGTTGGGTTCAGTCTCGCCGAGGTGGTCACTACATATTTGAGATTAAGGACAGAGATGACTAATAAGACATTGTTGATTACCGGATGCTCTGATGGTATGATGTGGTATGCCAAACGAATTGGTCAGATGGCTGAGATGCTAGGTGAAGGAACGGATACCAAAGGATCATTCTATTGGAGTCGTGAGCCTAGTGGTTACAAGAACATTATCTTAAAGCAAGATGCACAGATAGTAGAAGTGAAAGAACATAATGGCAGTATTGTATGAAACAAAGTATACTCGTATCGCAAGCACAAAGCATGGAGTGTTTTGTTTCTACCGTGACGACAATCCGATCGGTACTTGCTTAGAGTACTATGGAGAGTGGGCAGAACAAGAGTTTGATGTCATTAGTAAGCTGATTAGACCGGATTCCAACTGTATGGACATCGGGGCTAATATTGGTACACACTCGGTTGCTCTCTCTAAAATGTGTCCTGGAGGGATTGTATTCTCGTTTGAACCACAATTCTTTATCTCACAGATGTTGGGTACCAATCTAATCTTGAATGATTGTATCAATGTCATTCCACATAACGTTGGCATCTCCAATGATGTGCAAACAATCTCCGTCTCTGCTACTCCACCGAAGAGTGAAGGTATTCGTAACTATGGTGAGTTCAATCTAGCAAAAGCAGATGGGGATGGAATTGATGTGAGATGCGTCAAGCTAGATGATGTTGAGCTATTTGGAAAGAAGATCAACTTCATTAAGATGGATGTTGAGGAGCATGAGGTATCTGCTTTGCTGTCTGGTCGTTCAATGATTATGAGAGACAGACCTTCGATGTACATTGAATTCAATATGCACAAAGGGAATGATGACCTGTTGCGTTTGTTAGATGAACTAGGGTACAATAGCTATTGGCATATGTACACTAAGTTCAATCCTGATAACTTTAACGGTGGATCGGATATATGGTGTGAGCCTGGTTCTCCTAATACAGAGAAGTTTATTGGTAGAAGGTTTGAGACTAACTTGGTTGCTATTCCTAAAGAGAGCGATCAAGGATTGTTTACTGAGAAGATTGAAGTTGGTGATAACATTGTTAATTACCTACAAAGAAAAGGTTTGATAGTATGAAATTCGAAACAACAATGTGTCATAGTCATTTACTCAGCATGTTGATGATGCCAAAGAGAATGCAGCAAGCAGTCACATCATATCAGTCGACATCTCCGGATGTTGAAGGAGAGGAGTTCAATGGTTACATGGAGACCAAGGTGACGTTTGTTGTGCAAGACCTAGATAAATTCACAAAGCTGTGGCACGACTCGTATGTCTATCCATCTGATAGGCAACAATGGTATCAGATGATTAGGTCTGGTATCGATAACTGGAAAGAAGAATGAAGAAAGCTTTCGTTATTATCATAATCACGTTCTTTGCTGGAATGTGGGTAGGTTCTGCGTTTACAGATTTGGATGCATTAGCTACGTGTGTGGCAAGGGGAACTATCAGTATTAACGAATTGGACGTTGTATGTCAAGTTATAAGGCCGGTGAGGATATGATTAAAATAAAGACAGTCTATGTTGACATGGACGGTGTACTAACGGATTTCGATAAGAAGTACCATCAGTTCTTTGGGATCACTCCTGCTCAGGGTAGGAAGGATAGTTATGCGCAGTACTCTGCAAGGTGGAACAATTTCATTGACAACAAGGGATTTGCGTGCCTAGACTGGTTTGAAGGTGGCTCGCAGCTCGTTATCTGGTTGAACAAGCAGAAGGATAAAGGATTGATTGATATAGCGATCCTATCGTCTTCTGGCGGGCTTGATAGGCATAACGAAGTAAGAGAGCAGAAGGTTAAGTGGTTATGTGATAAGGGAATCACATGGCCATCTATCATTGTACCAGGGAAGCAGTACAAAGCTGCGTTTGCTAGCGGTAAAACAGCGTTAATCGACGATACATTGAGCAATGTGGAACAATTCACAGCAAATGGCGGTCTAGGGATTAGACACATCAAGGACGAGAAGTGGAGGTCTACGTATACGATAGAGTGTTGGATTAACGGAGAGACAATTAATGCGTCGTAGAGAATTATTTTTTATTAATAGAGATAAAGAGTGGGAATTAATTAATAAATTATTGACTATTGTAGATAATAGTCAATTTAATAGTGATACTACTGCGGTATTAATGGTTTCACCAGATTATTCCGCGACTGTCGCTATGCATTTAGCGCATAGTTGGTCTATTAATGGAGAAATAATTCCAATAATCCCGGTCGATGTCCCATATCCTGATGAGGATAATAACGAATATATTAATAAATTAATTGCTGAGCAGAATAATTTTAAACCGTTCAGTAAGTTAGTATTGGTTGAAGCAGGGATTATCAGGGGTGGTAATTGGAAGTGGATACTAGAAACTCTTTACCTACTTGGGTATAAGAGAGAGGATATTACATTAATTGCTTTATGTGAGAATGTTTATTCAATAACAAAGAGTGATTATGTTGGTAGTTACTATGATGATAATACTCACGAATTGATGTTTTATTATGAGAGATTCAATAGGCATTGGGCGGTTAGATGAATTACATCATTGAGCAGGATCTAAGTTTTGATTATCAGTTACTTGCTAATCAGTATCAGACGATAAGGAATTATGCGAGTGCAAGGGGTGATGTTAATCATATTAACTTAAAGAAGCCACATCACTTATCAGATAATCAAGGATTAACATATGGAGCAACGTCTTTATATGATTATAGTGTTAGGAGATATACAAAGTTCCAGCATGAGTATACTGATTACATTGGTGCGTTCAGCGATTATGATATCATTAACACGATTAAGCAAGTAGAGAAGCATGCATTAGATAATCACAATCTACAAATAGGAAGAGTGAGGCTATTAACATTGCCTCCCAAGATGTGCCTGACATATCATAATGACGCAGAGAGTGATCTAAGATTCCATATTCCGATTATCACAAACGATAGTATATTCTTCATTATCAATGGGCAAGCAGAGCAGATGATTAACAAAGGATCTCTGTATACATTAGATGTAAAACAGAAACATACAGCGATTAATGCGTCAAGAGACAATAGAGTCCACCTAGTGTTAGATGGATACAAAAACAAAAGTTAATCGAATTATTTTACATTATAAAATATTAATTAAAATAATTAAAAGTTAACACAAAAAGCCTATGTTGACCGGATAGACAATATAGAGTATAATAGACTCTATGAACACAAACGAATTGATAGCTTTATATCTAATCATCACCGGGACGGTAGGTACAATAACGATTGCCAAAGCAATTATTAGAAAGATCCTACCAAAAGACGATTCCCACAAGAATCAACAAGTTAGTACAATTATCCCCCAGACAGCCCCCACAATAGTCTATAGAGAGAAGATAGACAAGAGACAGAAGTTTGCAGTCAATGTCCAGGCATGTGAACAGTACCTAGCATCCCGCAAGTAATTAATAGTTTTCTGCAGAAGCCATTTACCTCCAGCGTAGCAATCACGTTACCTGGAGGTCTTTTTTTGTATTGTAAAACCCGGTTACCTCGTTTGTTTATAGTCAGTTTACCTGATCATTTTACATTACAGGAAATGCGTTTAAATACCGCTGCCGGTGGCCTTCTTTGTCCGTGGCCGGTTACCAGAAGGCAACAGCGACACTCAGCCACTAGCTGATACTATTAGCCCCCGGCAGAACGTGGCAGAAGTCAACGGAGTTTGTCAGCGTTGACTTTACCTCATTCTTGCTATACGTTTCAGAACGTGGCTGAAAAGTGCTAAGTCATTCATCCTACAATGTAAAACGTCCTATAATGTAAAAAGACATTTTGTAATGTAAAATGTAGCTATAGTTACTTTCAGAACCATTCTGAACACAAAAGTGCTACTTTGTTACTTTTAAAATATTCTGAACACAAAAGTGTCACTTTGACCCAGCTAAATCTTTTTGAACACAAAAGTGCTACTTTGCCCCGTCTCTGGGGCTAGTAGCATTAAAGTACCAGAAACCCACTCTTGACTAGCAGGAAGAAGATACCGATAGCAAATACTACTGCTAAAGTACCAAAGACCGCAGTGATGATCACCTTGAGTACTCTGTAGCAGAACTCACCAATCAGGAAGGCAATGCCTCCGAATATACCAGTCTTAAGCATAATCAAACTCACATTCTGAATATTGTTGAGCCAACCAATCCTGATATGCAGGATCAGAATCCAATTCTGCAAGATCGCAGATTGGATCAGATGGGACCTGGAACAGGTCTAATTGTTCTTTGAAACTCATGCTAACTCCTTTATAGAATTCAACTTGTCCGTAGTCACACGACGCATCTCGTTGATGATCTGCTCGCGATACTTAACTGGAAGTTCGCAGATCTGGCTAACCAAGAACGATTCCAGGTAGCCCAATGTGTAGGCAGAAGCTTCCATTGGCTGCAGACCGTCAGCAATCTGCACGTCACGGATAGTCTCGACCATATCGTTAGCAGCTTGTGATGCTGCACGGCGAGCTGCTGTGGCCCGGGCGATGTATGTGGTTGCATTCATTTTAGATCCTTTGTTCGTTGACATGTCCCTATTATCTGTCAAAACGACGTGTTGGTCAACAACGCGTTTTAATAACCTTACGGTTTAGTAGGTCAACTGGGTGATGCTACCCATAGATGTTCAGTAGTCCGCTCTTGCCGTCCACCCCGCTGTTGCTTCGAATCATGCCCCCATTATCTTCGATATTGAACGAGTTGGCAACTAGAGCAAAAGTATCACATCTAAGTTGAAGCTTATTAAATTTAAAGTTGACGTGTTTGTCAAAATAACTTATAATAGCTTATAAGTTGAAAAAAAGTTAAAATTTTAAAAAGGAAATTAAATGTTAAAAGTTAAATTGGTTGAAGTTGATTTTGAGTTTATTAGTGATATTAGTTTTTTTGGTATTGAAGAATTTGAGAAGAGTGGTTTGTATAAGGTATTTTTAGGTAGTAGAAATATTGTTGAAGAGATTGAGTATATTGGTGAGAGTAATGAATTAGAATATAAAGATAAAGATGAGTTGATTAAAGAGAATATAGAAATTGATGGTGATGATGATTATAAAGATCATTATGAAGAGTATTGTAGTAGTTGGGTTGAAGATAATAAAGTAGTATATGAAGCTTTAAATGAAGAAGAATATTATGTTTATTTTTATTTGAAATTGTAATATAAAAGATAGTAGCTAGAAATAGCTACTGCCCCCGTAATAACCTTACAGTTGACCTGGTTATTGTTTTATTGTATAATTGGGTTATGACAAACAACAACACCCCTACTATTATGAACTTCACACAAGCTATGGTTATCATCGGCGAGATCAAAGAGAACTTCGGCGAGGGTCTTTTGGAGACTTTGCAGTACATGCAGGATAACCTAGACGACTTCAGCGACAACGAGCAGCGTGCTTTCCGTGTCGCGATGAACGATTTCCGTAAATTGTTAACACCTGTTTGAGGAGATGTTATGAATCACGTAATGCTTAAAGAGTTGATGACAGAAGGTACTCCGTTCACCTACACCGTGAGAAGCTCTCAGCCTCTTACAGAAGCTCAGATCAATTGGATCAGAGCACAGCTAGAGTTCGTTCCCTCGGAGAAGGGCTGGCCTCTAGAAGATGTTCCCGAAATGATGATGTTTGAATAAGGGAACAACGTGAAGCAGACATTTACAATGTATGTCCTGAAGACCGATCGCCGTTTCAAGCAATGTGAGCGGGCGGTCATCACCACCGTGTGGAATTGTAGGGATGACGAAGGGATGAAGCGAGAGGCCGCTGAGCTTTCCAGTAGGTACCCTGCATGTGAGGGTTACAGGATTGTTTGGTATAGTGGCAATAGAACGTTCCTTTGATATAACCTAATAAGCTTCTATTTTATACGGGTGTTGACCATCTGACGTTTTTGTCAGATAATAGACACATCTACTAAGGAACTAAAATGTTAGAACAAATTATCAACAAATTCATGTATCCCTGCGACGTCGTGGGGGAGTACGTTGAGACTAAGCTGGTTGAGCTGTTGGCTAAGTTCGAAGGCAAACTGGAGTGGATGTGATGATTGATATGATCAAGGACTTTTTTCTGGTCACCTTCATGTTGATGGTGATGTTCTGGTGCGTGTTCCACGACTTCGAGGAGCGCTTCGGCTTTTTGTTTAAGCGGAAGCAGACTCCTGCAGCCCCCCCGAAAGCTAAACCAAGATTCCAAGGATCGGCACAGACATGGCTAAAGTAATCGAACCAATCAAAGAGTACGTCAATGAAGACGGCGTCACTGTTAAGGTGTATGCTGAGAAGAAGGTCAAGCGGATCCCGTGGCAGCGTGGGGAGGCATACCTTAGCCAGCAGATGCGCATTGGCGAGGAAGACGACCGGATGTTTGCTCGGTTCACTCGGAAGAACGGCAAGTACTGATAATATCCATACGTTTTTGAAGCTTGTTGACTTATTTCCAGAAACGCGTTATAATAGACTCATGGCAAACAACAAAGGATTTAACATGTATTTCGATCAACGTCACGGCGGTCCATATGACCGCGGCACTGCTGATAGTTACTATCGCCGGGATTATAACCCCCACTACTTTGTAGGGGACTCATATAACACCCCCCGCATTGAACTCGCTCAGATGACCGCTGCGGAGATTGTTGAGTATACTGCAGGGTTCCGTGATAACGAAGCATGTAACAACTTTAAAGATATGGGAGAGTTCGCATGAGAAGAGTTGAAATGATTATTGGCTGCCGCAGGGCTCTTGTAGACGAAGACATGGTCCGTAAGATGACCCGCAAGGAACAGCTATTGGCTGCGACTATGGCTATGCAGGACAAGATGGATACCGAGAAGGATCCAGCTACGTTCCGTTTGCTCAGCGAAGCCGTGCAAGAGAACGTGCAGAAGATCGTTCGCTTGAACCGTACGATCCGTCAGAATGTATACTTCTTTCCATTGGAGACAGCATGAGTGCAATGACAGACCCTATTCCCCACTGCCGGTTGTTCCATACACCGGAGTCTACATACGAGCTTGATTGTATGATTAAGAACCTCTCCCAGAGGGAGCAGGCTATTGCGTATCAATATACAATGCTCGCTTTTAACCTTGCACACAAGCTAACCCAGGACGCTAAAAATGAAAGTATCTGAATTAATTGAGTGCTTAGAGAACCTCGACCCTGAGATGGAGGTGATGTTTGAGCACCCGTCCCATGATCACTGGCGCACTGTATTAGCGTCGGAGGTTTCGCAGGTGTCTGAGAACACAGTGAAGTATGCAGAGTACCACCGTCAGCACGTCCTAGCAGACGACTATGATGAGGATGAGCCCCGCAAAGAAGTCGTGCTGATTGGATGAGCATGACCGACGACTTTAATCAATGGTGGGATGAATCGCCTGTAAAAGCAAACAACCCCTACACTCTGAACACGCCCGCTTATTGGGCATGGGAGGGGTGGTGCGCTGGGGCCAAGGCTGAGCGTGAGGCGTGTGAAGCCCTGCATGGCCACGAAGATGTGCAAGCCCCTGTTGGCAACAGTTCATGGGGTGAGGCGTATCAAGAAGGTTGGGGTCAAGGCACAGCCGCTTATCTTGAAGCCATCCGAGCAAGGGGGCAGGTATGAGAGCCTCAGATATACAGCGGGAGATTGACCGCATCACTCAGAACAGGATGAGTATTATGAACGATCGTATTCGAACGCTTGCTAGAGAATCGCACCTTGATGTATACGGGCTGGGTACTGATAGGGCCAAGTGGGAAGCCACAGTATCTAAGTTCGCAGAGCTTATCATCAGGGACTGTGATCAATATGCGCGCAGTACATGGGAGCACGGCCATTTGTTGGGTGGCGACTTAAAAAGACTGTTTGGACTAGAAGAGTAAGCTTCTTTTTCAGAAGGTTGTTGACCTGTTTGTGGAAATCGTTTATAATAGACCTATCAACAAACAAAGGATATAAAATGACCGATTACGCAGAGACCGTACGTGCAGAGACCAAAATGTACGGCATGACCGTAGACAGTATCCGCATGCAGTATATCAACAGCATCACTGCTAAGCTGTCCGGCCAGGAGATGGTTGTGATGGGCATTCTTTCTGATGTGCAGGAAATGGTTGCCATGGGCGGTCGTCCAGAAGCTGTCCGCAAGCAGTTGAATATTGCCAAGTTTATCCTGTGCGAGATGATGGACGCTAAGGAGGCTGTATGAACTTCAACTTCGGAATGTATTCAGATTTGGGCAACTATGTAATCCAGGACCTGGTCAACTTGGCTAATAAAGCTCAGTTGTCAGATCGCGCGGTCTTAGGTATGCTCGAAGCTTTGGCTAAGGATGAGATGTATGCTGAGGCGATGGACACGGTCGTAAGAGAGCGTGTGTTTGCTCAGCTCGGTGTTTATAACTAAGGGAGATGTGTAATGTCTAGTGAATTCGCACATATGTGTGAACAGGCCGAGGCCAACCGACCAAAGCTGCAGGCGGCAATTGATAGGCGCGCAGAAATCAACTACATGGAGCAACAGCTTTTTCAGGTCGCTCCGCTCCCTCTATATGAGGCCAAGCATTACCCGTACGGGTTCGATGTGCAGATCAAGTGCGCTAGCGCCGGCGACCGGCCTGCCAGCCAGACGAACTGGCTGAAGATCACCCCCGAGCAGATGCAGAAGATTGAACGTGTACTTTTGGGGGATCTATGATGCGACCTAATGAATCCGACTACACAAGCCACGTTGCATACGCCCGGGCTTTGGAGTACTACTGCAATCAATTAGAGCAGCAGGTTGAGACCCCCCCGCAGCTCCCATGGGAGGGGCTGACAGAATCAGAGCTTAAGCAGATTGCCGGTAATGACCAATACAGCGACTTGCTTAGATCGGTGGCAATAACTGTAGAGATTGTGCTTAGTATGAAGAATGCCGGTAAGGGACTGGAGCTCTGCCCATGAATGTAAAAATGGAGAAGTAGATGGATATTAATCAATACGTAGACAGAGTAAAATTTAAAAGTTTACCGGCAGATTTCAATCACCAAGATGGCAAAAATTATAAAAGCAATTACGATTACTCAAAGACATTTAGCAACTATCATTTTGATAAGTTCAAAGAAGAACATGAGGGTGAATGGTATCACAAGTTAGGGCGCTTCGTTGGTGATTGGTCTGATGACGTTATAAAAATCATTGAGAAGTCAAAAGATCTAGGTTGGGATGAGCAGACTAAACAAAGTCTACGGCCGGGCTTCCCTGCAGGAAAAAATCCCATGGCAGAGCAAGAACATTACGATCGAGTAGCACACGGATTAGATAAAATTGAACAAACTAATCTTGTTTTAGAAAATTATCTAGACCAGTTTCCTAAAATTAAAGCTATGGTCGATTATTGGTGTTTGGAGAAGCCATCCTATCGTGCGCACGTACAGTGGCCCGGACAATTCTTTGGAACCCATATTGATAAGTTATGGCACCGTAATCCAACTGATCCTACAAGGATTGTAAGGATGGTCATTACACTAGCAGACTGGGAACCTGGACAGCTTATGACCTACGGAAATTGTGTTCTTCATCAATGGCATGCTGGTGACGTTCATATTTTCGATGCGTTGAACGTTCCGCATAGTACAGCAAACATTAGCAGGGATCCAAGACCGAATATCACAATTACAGGTCTGCGTACTCCTGCATTTGATGCAAGGGTTGCTACTGCCGCGGCCGACTCAAGGTACCAGGTGTAATAATAACCATCACGTGTAGAAAAAGTAAATTAACAATAAAAGAGAATAGCAGATGATTATAGACAAAGGTTGTTTTGATAGAGGGTGCGCATGCTACGACAGCCGAATAGCTGACGAAACGGTTGAAGTAGTAGAGAAGCGTGATTGGGTTCCGCTGTCGGCTGCAGAGGTAGGCGAGCTATACCGTGCGGGGTGGTCCAACAACATGGACTTTGCCGCGGCACTAGAAGCAAAGCTGAGAGAGAAGAATGGATGAGCGGTCTGATCGACAAGGTGTTAATATTGTTAGATAGATTGTTCAGCGGGCTGATTGTGACACTCAAGTATTTGTTTATGTCATTGGTCCTCCTTTTTTGGTCGATGGTCATCGTTGTGATCATATACCATATTATCAAAGCGTTATCTAAGCTGTGGAGTTAAGAGATGGCAGAGTATAGCGACATTATTTTCTTTGTTGTAACATTCGTCACTATTGCTGTGGTGTTGTGGGACATGCATAACAATAAAGACGAGTAATAACCTTCATGTTTAGAAGGTTGTTGACCTTTTCGTCAGAATGTGTATAATTGGGATATTGTTTAGGAGAACACACTATGTCTAAGATGTCTGAATTTTACATTGGGATTGTTGAGATGGTTGAGCAGGGCGCTAGCTACGAAAGCATCGAGCAGATGATGATCGATGAGGGATACCCCCGCGAAGCATGCCGTCCTGTTATCAACCAGATCGCCGGCGACATTGATACGCTTGAGCGTATTCGTGAAATCGCAGCGGAGGCATACTATCATGGCGCATAACCGTATTGAAGATGGCGGCAGAATCTCTGCTATCAAGTGGGGCCGTAATATAACCGGTATCGTAGAATCAAGCCGCGTCAAGTATGGCGGGGAGCTACAATACTATGTGCGGTTAGATAAACCCGTCCCCCGTCATATCGACGGATTCTTAGAGGAGCGCGAATACGCTCTCGTTCATTGTAGCGACGTGTTGAGAATATATGACAGGGTGGCGTAAAAGGCAAATTATGGAAAAACATTCAAAGCAAGATGCTTCCTGGGATCCTATAGACAACTACTGCAGGATGTCCGGACTTCCCAGGACCAAAGAACTTGAAACATTCGTAAGGCTTTTTGTTACGGGGTTGATCCTTAGCATAGACTCATATGGCACGACCTGCTATAGTGGGGATCCAGATCAGTCTCATGGATGTGCTCAAGATATTATCGATGTTGTAAGAGAGTTCACAAGGGTTTATTGATATGGATAAATTTAGAATTGCCGCAGGTGATGTAGAGTCTTTGCATAATGCCAAGATTGATCTGTCGCGTATCGTCGACGACATGGAGGATATCCTTGCTCCTAAACTGCTTCAACAAATTCGTAAGGTGCAGACCAAGATCCGCGCAGCGCTTGTTGATGTTAACACACAAAAAGATAAGCTGTGGGAAAAGCGTCACAATTACTACTCTGATACAAAGTCGGAGCATGGGATGAAGACGACCTGGTCTATCTTTGACGTCGATGACTTTGACGCACTGTCCGATATTACTGCAACCGAGCTGAAGTACAATGGGTGGGGTGAGGCAACAATTAAGATGCACCCCGGTAATAAGACATACATGGAGCTGTGGCATTATGCAGAGCAGGTCCTGTATGAGGCAGACGACTTGGACCACCCCTTCATTGAGGGGTTCACCCAGGCTGGTGATATTTGTCTGTTAGGGACAGGGAGCTGATATGCATGAGAATGGTGAATTGTTTTTCTTGCTGTTCTTGGGTGCGGTGGCTATTGGTTTGGTGATAGGTGTAACTGTTGGTATGAAGATTACACGAAGCGATATCTACTCTAGGTGCGTGGATCAGAACAAAACAATGGTATATGAAGAAGTCCATAAACTATGTACTGAAAGATCTAAATGAAACTCACATTTCCTAAAAGTGTATACAAGTCTGTTAAAGTAGAGTACAATGGACATCTGCAACAATATGAAGTGTACTACAGGAACTGGTTGTTCTGGCGCTTCGATAGTTGTTATAAATTCGATAAACCTGGCAACGGTTATGTCACGCACTATTGTAACCAGGAACAAGCTCAGCAGCGTGCAATTGAGCGTGCTCAGGGGATGTTGAACACGACTGTTATATTTAAAGAATCCAATATTTGCTATTACTAATGAATAAAAAAATTTTTAGCGAGTGGCAAAATGAGTTACAGTAGGTGGGCTGGATCTTGCTGGTACTGTTTCCCATGTGGAGACGATAGTTTAGCGTTGTGGTACAGCATCGATGGGTGCCTTGACTGGACTTATAGCGATCTTACAGAGTTGATGATGCATCCTGACTCTGAGGTCGTCGCAATTCTCGTTGAAAAATATGGCTGTACCGACCAAGAGGGCGTTGAAGCTGTTGGATACATACGTCAATTCCTGATTGATTCCCAACCAACCCACTTATAACGAAGGATTTGGTGTGTATACTTTGCTTTTGATTGTGATTTTGAACGGTGGCGCCTCTCATACCAAGATTATGGAGGTTAGAAACCTGTCCTTACAACAGTGTATGGAGATGCAACGCGTACAGGAGATTTCTAACGTCATTGGATACTGCGAAAAACAGCCGGAGCCCGCTCGATGAACGAGCGAATTGACGAACTTTACACTCTTGCCAAGCAACAAGCTGGCACCAACACCAAAAATCCCACCGTCTACCAAATTTTCGCCGAATTAATTATTGAAGACTGCGTTGCCGTTATTGAAGATACGACGGATAATACAAAAAGTAAGTGGAAAAAACAGTACACTGCAATTGTCACAGCAATAAATGAGCATTTTGGAGTCGAACAATGAACAAAAAACTAGACAAGCTGATAGATGAAGCGGGCTTTGTGAGGTTCACCGCCGAGGAGGACCCTAAAAGACCGATCGACTGGAGCAGTAACTACGATAAAGAGCTTGTCAAGCTGGCAGAACTTATCGTAAGGGAGTGTGCTAAGCCGGTTAACGGCGTGTATAAGCAGGGTGGCGGCACATATGGTGAGGTTGTACTCAAACACTTTGGAGTTAAAATTGGCTAAACATAGTATTAACAAATTAATTACCGACGATCAGCTCGAAGAGTGCTTCGAAGGAACGACAAATATCAGTATGGTCCGCGAAATCCTTGATAAGCCTGGCGTCGTTATCGAAGGTTTCATCGATACATCTCAGTTTGCTGAGTGGTTTGCCTACGCAATCGAAGGTTTTATCGATGCAGATGAAGATACAGACGAGTGGCGAGAAGCTTGGGACGTCAATTTTGACTGGGGTCAGACGATTGCTGACAATATCAACGATAAAATCATGGTGTGAAGGAATGGATCCCGTCTATTATAACCACACCTGTACCGTTTGTAACAGCGAGTATAGCGACGATGAAGGCGGGACAGAGGGATACTTTGGTATCCTTCCCGTCAGCTTCTGCGCTACATGCTTGTCCTGCATGATTGATATGGCTAGTCAGTTTACCGGTGAAAGGGTAGAAGATGGCGACCAAAGCTAAACGAGCAACTTTTCCTGCCAAGCTAGATACGAGCGACTATAGAATGTATTGGAACGACACAGAGGTTTCTGAGGCAGAGTATAAAAAGCTCGAGCAAGAAGCGCTAGAATACAACCTTGAGCTAGACCGCGCCAAAGCTGCACTGAATGTTCCTGAAAAGAAGAGGAAAAAGAAGTGAGTGAAAATACACTAAAGATATGTCCCCCCTGCAATCAGAATTGTAACCAAGGTAGAACGTGTCCGTTACGAAAAGAAGTAACACTTTTTGCTAGGTTGACCAAATGGTTTAAACGTGTATAATAGGCTGTACTGTCAAACAACACACACTACTATGTCTAAACTTCTGATTACAACTCAAGTATACGAAAACTACGGCGCCCACGATTGGGACGGCGAAGGTGAGTGCCCCCAGTATTGGAAGGCTAAGGGTGGTTTGGATTATGTCGTCTTGAATGTCGACGTCAACCGAGCTGCGGAGACGTTCGAGGCCGTCCGTGCTCAATGTGAGAGCGATAACGAAGGCTACCGCGAAAGCGTGCTTGGTTGGGAGATCGTTGCTGACGACTACCTGACTGAGTATGAGGAGAGCCAGCTGGAGTACGATGGCAGGATCATGTTCCCCGCACGTGTTTTAACTTTGGAGAATCAATATGCCTAATTGGTGCATGAATACCGTCACGTTTAAAAACATTAATCCTAAAGAGATATCTCGTCTCCAAGAGGCGTTCGAGCGTGACGAATTGTTTTCTGAGTTTGCCCCTAACCCTAACGGCAAGGACTCAGAGGATTGGTATGCCCATAACATTAATGAGTGGGGTACAAAGTGGGACACAGGCGGCACTGCCGATAGTATCCACGAGCAGACAGCAGATATGATTATGGTGACATTTGATACTGCATGGAGTCCTCCAATTGGCTTCTATGAAATTATGGAAGAGCTCGGTTGGGAGGTTGAGGCGTATTACTACGAACCGGGTATGTCGTTTTGCGGCAAGTACACAACAGGCTACGGTGATGAATATTATGACGTGCCCGACACCTCTGATGAGGTGCTGGAAGAGATTCCTGCTGACATCGATGATATGTTTGCCATTAGTGAGCATATGGCTGATAATGAGTCAGAACAAGAGGAAGAGGATGAGGAATGACAGCACACTACGGTTATGTCTCCAAGGGATGGGGACACGAGTTCATTTGGACAAAGAATAACGGGTACTGTGGTAAGATCCTAAGCTTCGATCAAGGCGCTAAGTTTTCCATGCACTTCCACGCCATCAAAGACGAGACGTGGTATGTGCTGAGTGGGAGATTCATTGTCAAGTGGATTGACACAAGAGATGCATCTACACATGAAACCATTCTGACCGAAGGAATGACATGGCATAACCCTCCGTTGTTTCCACACCAATTAATTTGCATTGAGCTAGGTAAGATCATGGAAGCATCAACAGCCGATAGTGTTGAGGATAACTACCGTATTGCTCCAGGAGACAGTCAGTGAGTGCGTTCGTCAATGGCACGTTCGATATTCTCCATCCCGCTCACCTTGCTCTCCTGAACTATGCAAAAGGTTTAGGTGGACATCTATTTGTGGCCATTGATAGCGACGAACGCGTCAAGCAACTGAAAGGTCCAACAAGACCTGTTAATGATGTGTGGAATAGAATGAACATGCTGCTCAATCTTAAAGCGGTGGATGAGGTAATCATTTTCAGTAGTGATGAAGAGTTGCGGCTGACTGTACAAAAGATCAGACCGCAGTTTATGGTCGTCGGTAGCGACTATAAAGACAAGACCGTGATTGGTAGTGAGTTTGCAAAGAATCTAGTGTTTTTCGAAAGAGATAATGAATACTCCACAACCAAAACAATTCAACGTATTATTACTCGGTGATCACGGGTTAGACGTCTATCAATATGGCCACGTCGATCGGCTGAGTCCTGAAGCCCCTGTTCCAATCTTCTCTCTTTCACATAAAGAGGAAAGACCTGGGATGGCTGGTAATGTATATGAAAACCTAAAAGCTCTTGGATGTCAAGTTAACTACCTTCACGGTAAGACATCTATAAAAACGCGTCTGATTGATAATAGAAGTCACCAACAAGTCGTTAGGCTTGATCAAGACGTAATATCTGATCCATTGTACTTCGATGTTGAGCTGCCAATCAAGTATGATGCGATTGTGATCAGCGATTACAATAAAGGAACAATTAATTATGAGATGGTTCGCGATCTTCGTAACGAAGTAGATGTTCCAATCTTCATTGATACAAAGAAGCACCTTCTCCATAACTTCGAAGGATGTATTGTGAAAATCAACAGTACGGAGTTCAATCGGTTAGAGACGACGTGCACGGATCTGATTGTTACGCATGGTGGCGACGGAGCAACTTACCAGTCAGAAGTATATCCAGCTGACCGTGTGGAGGTGCGTGATGTGTGCGGTGCTGGGGATAGTTTCCTTGCTGCACTCGTATACATGTATTTGCTCACAAACGATATGTCCCGTGCAATTGGGTTTGCTAACAAGGCTGCAGCAGTAACCGTTCAACATTTAGGTGTGTATGCGCCTACGCTCGGAGAGATCTATGGATAACAGACAACGTTGCGATATATTGCTGCAATCGCTATTCCCTAACCAGCCCCATCTAATTGAAAAGTGGTGGGAAAGTCCTAACAAAGCATTTGACAAAAGTAGTCCAAAAGAGATACTTGACCGAAACCCCGAAATGGTTGTACAATACCTTTATCAACAATTTAATGGAGATTACAAATGACAATGCCAGCTGGAAAATATTGGGTGGGTGACCTGTGCTACGTAATGCATGACGAGTGGGATGAGGTTTGTGGTTTGATGTTCCAGGGTCGTGATGATAACGGATGCAATGAGGGTGAATTTAACCTCAAAGATGGTCGCCGCTTTGTGTCGTATAACACTCGCTACGGTGACGGTGAGTACTTTGATCAGCATGGCCGTGCTTACGGTGTGGATGCTGGTTTGATTGGTTGTATTGCTGTGAAAGACATTGATTTTAATAACTCAGGTAATGTCCCTAAGGGTGGTCATATTATCGAGTTCACGAGCGACTTCGATTGCTCTGGTGGTCGTTACAGTAAAGATTGGGATGGATGTATTCGTATCCATAACGTACATATTGAAACTAGTCCATCAGAGGAGTACTGGGCATGAGCGAAGAGGGAAACGAAGGTACATTCTCTGTGATATATGACAAAGTTGCTCAAAGTAAGGATATGCTAGATGTGACGAGATTGCTTGCATTCGATCTAATTACAAACCCCTATATGTCGGTAGGCGAGTTCCTCAAAAATTTGTCTGATTCCAATTTGGAAATCCTAATGGATCTTGTTGAAGAGGATGAGGATAAAGTGGGTAGCCGGTATGCAGAGCTATTGTTGATTGCAGAAATGTTGGCCCGTGCAGAAGGCGAGGATGAAGGGGATATTGATATCCTCACTAACCGCACCAACGCTTTTACATCATTCTTAGTTATTGAGTCGCTCGCCCGCAAGGGTCTTGTAAAGGTCTATCGCGAGAATATGTCTTTTGGGGAAGATATGAAAGATAAGGTTATTGTAGAGCGACTATAAAGTGCTACGATACCCATACTGTTGACATGGTTATTGATTTGATGTATAATTGGTATATTAACAAAAGGAATTCATAATGGTATCATATCACGATAACGATTACATGCAACGCAAGCTTGATCACTACAACTCATGGTTGTTGAATCCAAAGCGTAAAGTTGAGGATGGTCCTTACAAAGGTTTCCCTGAGGACGTCAAACTTGAAAGCCTGCGTAAGTCTGCAATTGCAGAAGCTACTGCTAAGTACGAAGCTAAGGCTAAAGAAGTCAAACCTGCAAAGGTTAAGGCTGTCAAAGCTAAACGTGTTCGTAAGGCTGGCGAAGGTCCAACTAAGCAAGAGCGTGCTATTGAGATCTACCGTGCTAACATCAAGTTATCAAAAGATAACGTGATTGCAATCATCCGCGAGCAATTGGATATGTCTCCAGCTGGAGCAACCACTTACTACTACAACGCCAAGAAATTGGCTTAAGCTGAGCAGCCCCTACAGGGGCTGTTTTTTTAGCTGACTTTGCATTCGCTGTAATTCCGTTTTATTGGACATAAACCAAAACGTGATTGCTCTGCGTTCACCGCCTGTGACGGGTAGTGCGGTATGCTCGTGTAGTGATGTGAATATAGCATAGGCCCCTGCCTCGTTAGCAAGAGAAACCTCTTCTTTGGTTGTTCTGCTCCTTACAAGAAGTCCACCACTGCTAAACTCTTTGTTTAGTGTAATAGACATGGAAATTAAGCGAACATCTCCTTCCCTACTAGTCAAGTCTGTGTGCCATGTGTAGAAGTCACCATCCACATATTTAATTAATTGGATTTGTGGGTATTGACATTCGAACCTCACCCCTAAAGTCTTGAAGTAGTCTTCTAAAATAAAAAATGCGACTTGAGACGTCTGGCTCGTTTGTTTAGGTAAAGGAAAAAAACTTCGCGATGACCTAATGTTTTTAATTTTCTCAGGATCTTTTGAAGAAATACTACTCATCCCAAAACGCTTATCATTAGCAAACAATGGATTACATTCGCTAAGAATAATTTGTAAATCATCAGGGTCAATTTTTCCCATTTGGATCCACTTATCCATGTTTTAGTACCCTACAGTTGGCCTTCAATATATCCACACTCAATTGGTTTGGTAGGTCGTCTATTTGTATGTAATATCCAAACTGCGGAAGGTTTTTGACAGTCTCCATTTCAGTTCCTTTGTAGTGTTGAATAGTTGTTCCAAACTTTGAATGAATGATTTGAGTGCATCCTGGATCATATCTATTATCAACACCCTCAATTAAATTCCAACGACGATTGGTCTTATCGTTTTCAACAGTGTAAACCAAATTAACAAGCGTACCCAAAGGACCCATTGTAATAATGTAGTTACCTTCAAGATGCTTTTTAAACATTTTTGCAATCTCAGGTGTAATAGTATAACAACCAAGTGCACCCTTATCAAAACTCTTAAAAAGAAGGTCGTCGGTATACCAAAGCTTTTCTAGAAAAACAGGAACACAATCATGCTCCATGATCAAAATACGCTCATCCATATCAATACATTTACACCACAGCTTGTAATGACTATACCAGACCGCTCTCTCGGTGTTTGTAAACGCTTTTCCTTTTGGATTGAGGCGAGTATACTTACGAAGTGTATTCCTGCCAAATTTCAGCGGTCCTTCCGGTAATGTTGCCGGTGTCACAGCATCTACACGTTGCAGATCAATCTCAATCGATTTCCACACAGGTTCGATTTTGCTATAATAATATTCTGATGTCTCGTTCCCCCGTACTACAATTGCAAACGCTGGAAGGTCAGTAATAAAGTGCTTCATTTGTGTCATATTTAATAATAACCCTACGCGTTGTAAGGTTAACGGAAATGTTGTACAATAGTCATACTTACTTAGATAGGAATAAAAATGTTAGATGCAATATATCAGCTTAATAAACTTGGTCTCCGACCAGGTATGTCCGTCTCTGGTGCTATTACGAAAGTAGGGCTAGATATCAGTGAAAGTAGAGATCCATTAGCCGCGGCGAACCGGATTATTGTTCAGTTTGGCTCCAAGCCAGTCGGTAACGCAATTGTTGCTGATATCTTTGCAAAGTCTCTGATTGAACAAGCTGTTCTCCTTGGTGATCTGTATGATGCCAAAAAGGCTGAAATCGTTGCTAACGAGAAACACGAAAAGATCAAACGTGTAATGCCATACATTTTTGATGTTACCAATGAGCAAGGTGACATTGTACGCAAAACTTCTCCAAAAACCAAGCAGGGTGGAGATAAGAAGACTCTAGCGCTCGATATCTTCAATCGAGAGCAAGGCAAGAGTGGTTCTGATATTGCAAAGATCATTGCATCAGAACTTGACATCACATACGCAAATGCATATTACTATGTTAGTCGCGTTTTCAAACAGTTTACAAAATAAGGACTTATATGAACCACAATTGGAACCTAATGATCGACGTTCTTCAAAACAAGATTACAGAACAAAACGCAGGAGCGTATGTTGTACAGTTCATGCTCCCAAGAAATCTCATCTATAAGAAGCAAGTATACAAACGTAAACAACAACCCGTTGACTTTTCTATCCAAAAG